ACTAATAAATCGTAATACATCCAAAAAGAAATACCAGAATTTATTCTACTTACTATTTCTTGTATTTCAGTTGTCGTAAGTTCGTTTCTAAAGATTGGATAAACTTTTACAGCTTGATAACCGTTTTGTTCTTCTATACTTAATTCGACAGGGCCGATATTTGCAAATGGGTTAGATTGATTAACAATGAGTTGAAGACCATTTTGAATAACATTATTCACACCCGCTGTACTAAGTTTAGTTAGTACCGGATTTGTATTTAATGTTCCTTTTGGTGCAAATTCTACCACAGCACCCGACCTAATAAATCCCCATGCATCATAAGTTCCGCCATCGACATTGTTTGTTGATAGCCCGTTTTCTAATGCAACCGCAGTAGTCGAAGTAGGATCATTTACAAAATATCCGGTGTTATTTTTAAACTTTAACGGACTTGTTTTCCAAAATATTGCTGTATTTGCTGGATCTGTAGATGTAGGAACAAGATCCAATAATGATCTACCTGTTACAGGCGGATTTACTCTAATAGTGGCTTCAAATTGCGGAATATATTCATCGTAAAAAAATGTAGATACTTTGCTATCTCGTAACATTTCTTGAATGTTGTTTATAAGAATAGTATTAATATTTCCTGTATTTGATAAATCTTCGATAACTTCAATTAATACATTTTGATTATCTCTAAATAATGCTCCGTCTTCGCCAAAGATAATTAAATCTCTATGAAAACCTGTTGGATCGTTTAGATCAATATAACGGCTTTGACCACTGTATGTTCTGTTGATAGCTTGAATTTTATCTATCTGATTTCCGTATATTAGCGGAAGAACATTGTAATCACTTCCGTTTACCATACGAGATTGTGTAGAAAATACTTCCGGTGCTCGAAGTTTAATTTGTTCGTTTGTTTCCGAAGGTGCAGAATTACCGACGCTTTGTTCGAGGTCAAATACTACCCTTAATGTATATTGTTGTTGATCTGATCCGATATAAGGAATATTAATTTGTAAACCTTGAGCATTGTCAGGTCGAATCACTAATGCTTGATTAGCACTTGGGCGAACCCAAAATCTAAATAATCCAGTTGGCACATTACCAAAATTACCATCTGCAAATCTTACCGATATAGTATCGTTAGCTCCCGAAATTACATCAAATATATTTCTTTCTGAAAATTGAATACTATTATAGATAATATTTTCACCAGCAAGCGCCGGAACTTTAGCCCATTTTGCTAAAACATTACCGTTTTGATCTGTTTCCTGAACGTAAACATCATCCTGATTAATATTTTGAATATTAATAGGGAAAACTCTATTAGGAACAGGGAAATCAAAATTTGTATCAATATTTGTTAATGTACCTTGTTTAAAAAATAAGAAAAATCCAGTATTAGGCGACGATACACCAAGACTATCATTTCTATAGATAAAACTAAATGGCTCAGAAGGATCTGGATCTTTTTCGAATATAGTTTGATTTGTTGTAAAATCAGGATTACAAATATCAATAGGAAATTGTTGTCCGTTAATTGTTACTGATGTTTGAAATGCTACATTTAATTGAAGTACGTTATCTAATTCATATAAGTCTGTAGGAATACTTCCGATAGTTCCGCTTTTTGTTGGTCTTCCAAAAGGATTCAATGAGCTAAATGCTGCATTACATATTTGAATAAATTGATCAAACCAATCTGGATTATTGGGATCATTCCAAAATATTGTTAAATCATTTATGTTTACACCATTGGCATCGACTAATGGCTGATCTGTCTGTAACGATGAGATTTTAAATAAACCACTAGAAGCAATATTTCTACGTGGAACATAATTTACCATCTGAGCAAGGCGAATAATACTTTCTCTACGCTCTGCAGTATCGATGAAATTTTCACGACTATTTAAGTCTGTTCTAAATGCCAGGCTGGTACCAAAATAAGCAAGTAATTCAATAATTGCAATAAATTCAGAACTTTCAATATAATCATTAAAATCTTCTGGATAATAAGTCTGAATATAATTTATTAAAGCTTGTTTGAGTGTATCAAAGTCATAGGCAGTATAATCAATAAATTGATATGCTTTAAAAACCTTCTTATAATCTTCCGAAGAAAATAAATTCGATTGACGGATCGATTCTGACATTAAAAAGTCTCCTGATCATTTAAAGAAAACGCAACAAATAAATTATCTGTTACAGATTCTGGTACGAAGTATAAGTTCATTACAATATTCAATGATTGGTCTTCTTGATAAACGTCAATATTTACTAGCTGAACTCTCGGGTCTGATTGTACGACCCGCACTGCATCGTCTATAATGCTATTTTTAGTAATCTCGTCAAATGGGTCGAATAAATAATTGTAAATATATGTACCGAAACTTGGAAGCATAACCCTCGATCCAATCGGTGTTGCAAATTGATTTAATATATCTCTTTTAATAATATCGAGATTTGTTAAAGAATATGGCGGGTTTGGTTGATTAACAGTATTAAATCCTACAAAGTAAGATTGTATTGTGTTACTTGTAGATTGAACATATCCTTTTTGATTTCCTGTAGCCATATAACTCCCTTTTGTTTATTTATCAGGGAAATAATATGATGCTTTATTGTTTGTTATCCGAATCGTTTTAGTCCTGGATCATATCTATTTCTATACATAGTAAGTACCTTACTTGCTGTACCGTTTGGTCTATTTCCTAATTTATTATAACTTAAATGAAACCATGCAAGCCCTGTTTTATCACTATGCTCAAATATGAACTGATCGTAAGGTAGATTATCTTTTACCCAAACAGCATTTTCCCAATATTTTGCATATGTCCAACCAGCAAATTGAACATCAAATGCTTGACCTGTTATGTGCTGACTAACCCCAGAAGGTGTTGAAGTTTTATTTCTAATACCAGAATTTATAGTTAAATATCCAAATTTAGCTAAAAGAGGTTCGGCAATATTTACAGCAAGATTTTTTATATTACAAAATCTTTCATCTTTAGTGTATCCAGGATAATCATTTAGTTCATTAGGAAATACTGCACCTATAGTAAAATCTCTAACTTTAAAATTAGGACTTAATTGTTCATCATAACTCATAGACCACGGAGTGCATGCAACAGGTATACCATTTCCACCTTTGCCCGAAGTTAAATTACTATCTGTTGATTGTTGACTTATAGGTGGCGGTAAAGAAGTTTGTTGAGGAATAGTTCCGTTTAGAGAACTTGGTATTTGAATTCCACGACTACCTGCTGTATTATTTCCTGTAGCAATATTTTCTTCATAACCATCGAGTGTGGGATCGCCACCGTCGCCACTAACTGTATTTAATAATTCCTTAGCGTTTTCAAAATCACTAGTTGATAATGTTACGCCTCCTACTGTGATTGTTGGTGGTGTGCAAGCCATATTTTATCCTGGAAATTTTTTATCGCAGCCGGTAGGATCTAAATTACTCGAAATCATTGTTACTAGATCCGGACCTCGACGACCTACCTGTGTATACCATTTAGAATTACGAAGGGCATCTGCTGCTGCATTATAATCTTTTGCCTTCATTGATGCAATGAAATTAATAAATTTAGATAATCTTGTTTTACCTATATTGTATGCAAGGTCTGCTAATGCACGTTTTCTAATATCCGAAAAATCACTCCAGACATCTCCCATAAGCTGCTGACAGGTTTTGACGGCAGTTATTGAATCTTGTGTAAACCATGTATCTATCTGAGATGAATCTACTGTAGACCCTAGTGTATATTCTGTTACTTCGTTTGCCCTTAATAAATGACCTATACCGGCAGATAGTAAACCGCCTATATCATCATACACTTGATTTTTTAGCCCTTCATGTGCAATAAGCTGGCAGCGAAGTGCTTGCATATTTATATCTTTGGTTACACTACTATCTGTAGGTGGATCACCCATAATCATTGTATTATTGGCGCCGGGTGTAGTATTTGCTACTGGAGTAGAACTAGCATTGTTTCCTGCACCTGCTGATCCGTCATAAGTTTTATCCCCCTCATTAATTTGTGGAGAATATCCAGCAATAAAAGAAAAACTAAACTTTTCGTGCTCGGGACAAGGCTCATATGTCGGTAATTTAGAAACCATTGTTTGCATTGCCTGCGAATTTCTTTTAAATTTTGTAGTATTATCGGCCCAAGTAGCAAGAATATTAATTTTATCGTTTAATGGTTTTACTTCAGCTACAGATGCAGATCCTGCAGATAGAGCACCTTCGCTTGCTGTAGGATCTGCCTGAGCTACAGGTATGGGTGGACCACCCAATGTTATTGGTCCAGATGCAATCATACCTCCGCCTAATGTAGATAATTCTCCTACATTAAGCATACCGCTAATATCTACACTTATTGAAGTTAATTGTACAGAACCTGCAGATATTGCTTTTAAATCACTCTGCGAATTTAATGATATTCCGGCAGACGAACATACAACAACATCACTGCCGCCTACTAAATTTACAGAACCTTTTGATCCCATTCTAATATTACCGGTAGTAGCAATATCTAATGCACCATCTGTAGTAATTTTTGCACCAAGTTTAGCATTAAATTCTTGACTACCATTAATTGTAGTTGCACTGATATTATTACCTACATTGATATTTAAATCATTATTTACTACTGTCAAATAGGCACCATTTGTTGTTTTACTATGAAGATTGTTTAATGCTTGTATTACAATATTGCCACCATCTCCGGCACCTTCGCCGACATAACTCCAATAAGGAATATTTGAGGGTTTAGGTATATTATTTACATCGTAGGTAAATGGAGTCGTGGTCTCTACAGTATCCATTGCCGCTTTCATAAATATATTTTGGCCGGCTTCTATATTGATGTTTCTGTCTGCACGGATATTAACATCTCTCTGGGCTCTCATTGATATATTAGTTGCACCAAATATATCAATATTACCTTGCTGATCCATTTGAACCCAGGCTGTACCATCTCTGTTAATTAGATAAACAAAACCATTTGTTTCATCTAGTCTAATTTGCGCTCCTGTTTTTGTAGTAAGCTGAACATACTCGGATCCTGTACCGTCATCCATAATAAATGACGATCCGCCTTTTCTTCGAATACTTTCTATTGGTGCAGTATCATCGATCACCGGCCCTGGGGTAATAATACCGAAGACATTACTAGGAGATTCTCTTCTAGCACTAGAGGTTGTTATTCCTCTACCCTGATCTCTGATAAGACCTTGATTACCTAGTCCGGAAAATTTAGTTTTTTGATATGGATGATATGCACTATCGGGCTGTGTTACACTTTTATCCCATTTATTATATTCAGCAACAGGAACAGGAATTCCATTATATTGCCAGTTTTTTGTATCAACTGCCATTCCCGGTACCATTTGGTTCATAAACTGATTATAAAGGCATCCAATCCAAATACCTTTAGATGGATCTCCCGAAACAAACATAACTGCAACTTCGTTATTAATATCAGGGGGAACCATCCACATACCGTAAGAAGTTTGGGTTCCTTCAAATTTTTTAATATCTGATTTACTAATTGTTTCTACATTTGTAGCACCTGCAAAGGGTGAACAATAGTTTACAGTAATCCATCCCTGATCATCATCAGGGGCAGATCCGAGATCAGGAATCCATACTTGTAAACGGCCATTCTTTTGTACATCATCCACATTTTTTACAAATCCAATATACAGACCGTTTAGAGTTATTTGTCTACCTAAAGGCTGAGATCGTTCGTTAGATGTTGGAGAAACAGAACGATAATTGCTATTAATATACGTCATTTGCTCCTTAATGAATCTAGTATTTGTTGTCCTTGTGCTGCTGCTGTTTTTCCATATGCTGCTAATTTAGGTCCCAGGGTTGTTGCAGTTGCACCTTCACTGACTACACCTTTTTGTAGATCTTTTCCATTGGGTAATTTTGCTTTTTTTATTGCTGTAGTAGGAAAATTATTTGTAGATATAAGGTCATTAGGCGAAGTAGGAATATCTTTTTTAGCAGCATTATCTTCTATTTCTTTAGTAAAATTTATTAAATTTATGTCAGAGTCAAGTATACATTCAAGTTCTTGCTTAAATACTCCATTTTGAAAAGAATTTTTAAGTTGAGTGACTTTATAAACACCACTAAATGTTTCGACTTCAGTATATGCATCAATATCGTTTGTATTTTCTTCAACATTAAAAATACGAGGTGTTCTAAATCTAACAATGATAAAATTATCAGTACCATAATAATTTACAGAATCCGTAACTTTAAATTGTGAATTTTTAATCCAATCTATGGCATCTGCATCTGATTTTAATGAATTATAAAATGGTCGAGCAGCATCATTTATTATCGGTTGTGGAAATAACCAAAATGGATCTCCCTTAATTGTAAGTTTTATCGATTGAAAAGAATTTCCAATCCCGCCGTGTAAAGCTGTAGCAAACATGCTTGATACTTTTTGAATTCCAGAATTACTACTAGATTCTATACCTATTCCTATAAGTTTATCTCGAAGTTGCTCTGTATGTGCTATAGGTCTTAATTTACCTTTAGCATATTTTAATTGTTCTGAATATGCGCCTACAGTTGCTGGATCATTTAAATTTATATCTGAGATAAATCTTAATTGCTGACCTGTAATTTTTTCTGTTTGTGGTTTTGCAAGATTTGTTGCTTGTGTACGTACTGAATTTAATGTACCATCATTATTTAATCCACCTCTTTTTATAACATTATTTAAAAAATTAGTTCTATTTTCAGGTTTTGATTGATTTAATAGAGTTATATATTTTTGTTTGGTATCATCAGGCAAGGTCGATGTCTCTATAGCATTTTTTGCTTCGGCAGCAGCGTTTTCGGTTGACGCAGTGCTCGATGTTGCAGAATTATATAAAGATATTACTGAGGTAAGTTTTTGTGTAACAGCAGCCTCCGCTTCTGAATTATTTTGCATAACTCTTCCCTTACTAGCCATTGCAAGATTGGTATAAATTCCGCCCTGTCGAGACTGGGGTATTGAAAATGCGTTATTTAATGTTAAATCAAAATTTATAATTTGATCATTTAAACCGGTAAAAATATAATTATATTTCTTTTTAAGAATACTTTTACTTAAATATGTCATTAGTCGTTTTCTTTGTGTTTCAATTATATCAGAACCTACAGGTTCTTGAAATGTATTTGAATTAAGAAGACCTATGTCGTATTTTACAATAAAAATTGTAAATTCATTTGCATTAGTAGATCTTCTAACATCATATTTTGTAGGACGAGTTTCCGTAATAATTTTCCAAAATGGTCTCATTTGAGAAATAGTAGCATTGTTAGGTAATCCTTCCTGTCCCGGGGCTTGTGCTCCAATAAATTCTGCCTGTAAAGAAGGAACATGAGATAACACGCTATCTATAATTTTATCTACAGTCGTAGATGCGGGATATACACCATCTTTAAAATTTATATTATGATAATTATTATTTCTATTAGAGTCTGTATTATTATTAAATGGTGTAATTTCTCTTCGTCCTAAATCTGGATCGACTACAATCCTAAAAGTATCGGGTATACTATTATTATCTATTAATGTTAAAAGTTCATTATTGTTTAATTTATTTTCAAGATCTTTCATTGCCGAGGAAACATTTTTCAAATTATCAATTCTTATAGCATTTTTTAATGTATAAGATGCATTTCCTTGAGCATATTCGTTGTATATTATTGAATTAAAATTATATATTGTTCCTACAGTAGTCACATTGGCTTTAATATCTGATATTTTTATTGCCCATATCCATTTTAGAGAATTAAGCGACCCTGGCTGACTATCTGCTGCCTCTGAGGTTAATGGATCTCTTCCCTTAAACTGAAGTTGAAGATACATAGGCATTGTAGCCCAGTTATCTATTCCGTTAGCAACTGATTGATAATATATTTTATCAATCAGTCCGGCGCCGGCAGGTTCTACAATATCAAATTTTACACTGGTTGATGTCCCGGTACCGGCCTCAATAGAAGGTGTCACTATTTCATCAATTTCTACATTATCTATAGTGAGATCGGAAACACCGGATTCTACAATAATAGTCTGATTATTTAAATCTAAAATATTTCCAGAAGATGCACTCTCAGGATCTACCATAAATAATTTAAAATGGTATGTATAAACATCGTAATTATCAAGCAGATTGGGTTGAAATTTTATATTTAAATTGTAATTATCGTCAGGGGATGATTGTCCAGATACTACTATATTATTAGTTTGATGGACAAATGCATTAGTTTGTTGTGGTGATACACGGGCAGGCGGTGGCGATGATGCAGCAATATGTCCATGAGCTGCACTATCTTTTACTATTCCGCCTCCCGCAAAGTTTCCTCCGCGGCCTGTGGTAAATCTTCCTGTTGTTGCCATATTATTGCTTTAAAATGTTAGCCGGAACATAAATCTGAAGTCCCGATAGAAAATCATTTATTGGATCTATAATAAGATCTGGGTTTCTAATAGCAAAAACCCACCAAAGTCTCGGAGTACCGTATTCTTGCTGACTTAGTAAATCAGGTCTTTGATTAAATGATGGAGGTATAATAATAATACTGTCATAATCACTACTTGGTACCGATCTTGGAACCCATATGTCAAGATACCAATTTTGAATAGGTGTTAATGAATATTGGCTCGTATTTTTTGTATTTTGGGCCATATTAAATATATCCTTTACCGACAAGTTTCCCGGACCTAAAATCGTCAAGATTAAAATTATTTCTAAGATCGATAGGTATATATTGTGTGTCAAGTTCGATTGTGAAAGTTATATGTGTTGGTACCCAGGAATATCCTTGTCCACCGAGTGCAACACCTATATTAGGAGAAACTGTACCTGGCACTACTGCACCTGTATATACTGGAACATAATCTATATTTGCGTCAAGTGTAAAATCGAAACTTTTTACAACAACAGGAACATTATTAAATTGATATTCCCCGAGGTAATTAAATATTAATGTAGGCGGAGGAGTTCCTGCACGATTATAAGGATTAATACCAAAATAAGATTTTGTAACGGATCGGAAAAAATGCATCACTGCTAATAAATACAATGCTTCATCGTTTGATTGTGCAGTGAACTCGGCAGTAATACCAATTGGTTTAGGATATGAACGAATATAAGCATTATATCCATAGTTTGATTGAATAAAACTTGTGGGATCGTATTCAGCTACGGAACCGGCAGTTATAGATGGAGTATAGGGAAATAATACACCATTTGTAGAATATAACGGAAAAAGTAGATTATTTTGACTTTTTGGACCCAGAATGGTATTAGCATTATTGATATTTTTTGGTCCTAACCTTGCTCTATAGTCTTGTTGAGGCATTATTAAATCTCCTTTATCCCTTATTTATCATGTCCATAAACTGCTACTTTATTTAAGAAATTCTTGACATTCGAACACGAATGCGTTATACTTCACGAAACCCTTAGGAGACCAGTCAATGATTCCAGATATCGACGACGAAGACAACGAAGCGCCAGCAACCATTGTAATTGCCCCAGTAAAAAAAATTAACTATCTAAATAACAAAGATATGTTAAAAGAAATACATCGTAGTAAAAATTCATTTTGTGAATATATTAGTCCAAAATATAGTGATTACGATGTTATTGTTGAAAATCTCGATGATATTTTCTTACCCGAAATTCAGGAAAAAGCAAAAGCAACAAGGGCAGCAAGAATAGCAGTAACAGCATTTGAAGTAGCAGTAGCAAACACTGTAGTAATGACTAAGGCCGATAAACCAAGACTAGCAGAATTTAAAATTAGCCCTGATACAATTCCAGTTGACGATCTTGTATTCAGGGTCCTCGGATTTGATCATATTCCTTTAGCTCCTGGACGTAAAAAAACCCCAAAAAGCGAAGCAGATAATTATTTAAAATTAAATTTCTTCCCCTTTAAACACTTTATTATCGAAAATGGTGTTGCTAAAGAGGTGGGTCGTTCGCACTCTAAAAAGGGAAAATTTAGCGCCGATCACGGATCTATTACCAATAAACTTGCAAAAATGTTTATCTTAATGGTGAATAAATATGCACAGCGAGGAAATTGGCGAGGATATTGCGTAGATGCAGATACAGAAGCACTTACCACCAGAGGTTGGTTATCATATGATAAAATTACTACCTCCGATACCATATTATCATATAACGGTGAAAAACTTGCATGGTCAGGTATTAAATCTATTTTTCAAGATACATTCGAAGGCAAAATGCATCATTTAACTCAGCAAGGATTTGATAGTCTGATAACTCCCAATCATAAGTTAGTCACAGAAAAAGGACTAATCCCGATTGAACTTATTAAAACTTCAGACAAAATACTGATGCTTGCCGATGCTGTAGAGGATACAGTCGAGACTTATAAAAACGAATTGGTAGAATTACTTGCATGGATATCTACCGAGGGATGTTATGAATTTGATCAAACCGGTAATATTAAAGGAATTACTATATATCAAAATAACGGTAAAAAAGCTGATCGTATTAGAAAATGTCTTGATACACTCGGTTACGAATATTCTGAAAATGATAAAAATAAAAATATCATACTTGGAATTTCGAAAAAAGATTCTAAGTATATAGTTTCTATACTCCCGACTAAACAATTGCCGGTTGAAATGTTGATTAGTCTAACTGCAGATCAACGAGAATTATTTTTGAATACACTTGTCGACGGAGATGGATGGAGAACTGGCAATAATAAACAACATATAAGATATGTCCAAAAAAATAAAGAACACATCGATAATTTTCAATTATTGTGTGCGCTGACCGGAAGAAGATCCAATTATCATTATGTCGAAAATAAAATGTCATCTGGCAAGCCTACTTCTTATTATACAGTAAATGTTTTTTCTAAGAAGAAAAATAAAACAAATGGATCATGTATCAATTTTAACGGCGGCAGAAATACAGGTCGTGATAGAAAAACTCAATTAGGTATCAATAAATTATTGCACCAAAATATACCGACAGAAGATTATAAAGGAATAGTTTGGTGTCCAGAAACCGAATATGGGTCATTTGTTGCAAGAAGAAACGGCACAGTATATCTTACTGGCAATACATATATTGACGAAATGAAGGGTCAAGCTCTTCTTCAACTTTCCCAAATGGGATTGCAATTTGACGAATATAAATCCGATAATCCTTTTTCATATTATACCGCAAGCGTTTCTAATAGTTTTACTCGTGTACTTAATTTAGAAAAGAAGAATCAAGATCTTCGCGATGACATGCTTATTGATAGTGGGGCAAGTCCAAGTTTTTCGAGACAGCTTGCACTCGAGGGCGAAATTCGCAGACTAAGAGAAGATGCACAGGAATCTATTAAAGATGATCACGAATAATTTATTTAATAAGGCTATGGTGTGGACCGATTGCCATTTCGGTCTAAGGCATAACTCGGTTCAACATAATCGGGATGTTATCGAGTTTATTCAATGGTTAATTTCTGTCGGTAAAGAAAGAGGAGCAGAAACTTGTATTTTTATGGGAGATTATCATCACCATAGAAATGGTGTAAATGCTCAAACACAGAATTTTATGATAGAAGGTATGCGATTATTGAATAATAACTTCGATAAGACATATTTTTTAGTCGGAAATCACGATTTATATTTTAGAGAAAATAGGTCGATAACCACATCAAAATTTGCTAGTTTATTTCCAAATATTGTACTCGTCGACGAACCATTCATTCAGAGTGATGTTGCACTAATTCCTTGGCTTGTCGAGGATGAATGGAAAACTGTAGCTGATATTAAAACAAAATATCTGTTTGGACATTTGGAATTACCGGGCTTTAAAATGAACGCAATGGTAGAAATGCCCGACCACGGAAATCTAAACTCGACACATTTCCCACATCAAGATTTTGTATTTTCAGGACATTTTCATAAGAGACAGACTAAAGGTAAAATCAACTATATTGGTAATCCTTTTGGTCACAACTATTCGGACGTCTGGGACTTTGAACGAGGTGGTATGTTTTTAGAATGGGATAAAGAACCAGAGCTTATTGATTATACAGATGGTCCGAGATTTATTAATATAAATCTGACGGCATTATTACGTAATCCAGATATCTATCTAAAACCTAAGACATATCTTCAAGTTACATTAGATGCTGATATAACATACGAGGAGGCAACTTTTCTTAGAGAAACTTTTATCGATCAATACGATGTGCGTGAATTTAAACTTGTAAAAAATCAAGAAGACGAATTAGAAAAAGATTATGCAGGTGATGTCACGTTTAAGACTGTCGATAATATTGTTATTGAACAGTTAACAAATATCGATAGTGACTCATTCGATAATAATAAACTAATCGAAATCTATAATAGGTTATAATAGATGCTAAAATTAAAATCACTTACAATGAAAAATTTTCTAAGTATAGGAAATGTTACCCAATCTATAAACTTCTCAGAGCATGATCTTGTGCTAGTGCTCGGTGAAAATTTAGATCTCGGTGGAAACGATAATCGTAATGGTGTAGGAAAAAGTGCCATCGTAAATGCATTATCTTATGGCCTTTTTGGATCGGCGCTTACTAATATTAAAAAAGATAACCTAATAAATGTAACTAATACGAAACACATGTTAGTTACACTTGCTTTTGAGGTTAATGGAATCGGTTATAAGATTGAACGTGGCAGAAAACCAGGTATCTTTAAATTCATAAAAGATGGTGATAACGAAAAAGACGATGGTGAAGAAAAAGATAAAGATTCAAACGAAGCACAAGGCGAAAATCGTCATACTCAAGAAGAAATTGAGAAACTGATAGGAATTTCACATGATATGTTTAAGCACATTCTTGCTTTAAACACCTATGTCGAACCGTTTCTTGCATTGCGCACTAATGATCAACGAGTTATAATTGAACAACTTCTCGGTATTACAAAGTTATCGGAAAAAGCTGAAAGGTTAAAAGAAGAAGCAAAGGTAACAAGAGATGAAATTAAGGAAGAAGAATTTCGTATATCGGCTGCGTCATCGGCAAATAAAAGGATTGAAGCAAACATTACAACACTTGAAACTAAATCACTTGTGTGGCAACGTTCGAAAGAAGAAAAAATAGAAAAACTTCAAAATGCTATTATGGAGCTATTAAATGTAGATATTGATACTGAAATTTCTTTACATAAATCAAAAAAAGAAGTAGAAGATCTTACTGCAGAGTATCGTTCTCTTACAAAAGAACTAGCCGGTTATGATAAAGAAATTACAGAAATTACTCGTGTTAAAAATAGACTCGAAAAAAATCTAAATAGCTATTCTGATGAAATTTGTCCTAAGTGTAATCAAGTGATGGATGCAGAGACGCATAAAAAGTTGCACGACGAGGATAAAATAGATTTAGATGATGCTGTAAAAAGATTATCCGAAAAATTATTAAAACGTGGAGAAATAAAAACACTTGCAGATTCTGTAGCATCAATAATTCCTAAATTACAAGATACATTCTATAAAACTATCGACGAGGCATACAATCATAAGTCTACATTAGATACCTACGGAAATAATCTTGCACAAGAATTAGATAGTCTAAATCCCTTTGTAGAGCAAATTGAAAGCTTGAAACGTGACGGATTGCAAGAGATCGACTTTACAAGATTAAATGAACTTGTTAAACTTCGTGACCATCAAGAATTTCTAATGAAATTGCTCACAAGTAAAGACAGCTTCATAAGAAAAAAGATTATCGATCAAAACTTAGCATTCCTAAATCACAGACTTGCACATTATCTAACCGATATTGGCTTGCCTCATTCTGTAAAGTTTAAGTCAGACCTTGAGGTTGAGATTTCTATGTATGGTAAGGAATTTGACTTCGATAATCTAAGTAGAGGTGAACGCACACGACTTATTCTTTCCTTATCGTGGTCTTTCCGCGACGTATATGAAAGTATGAATGATAAGATTAACTTATTATTCATCGACGAACTTATCGATTCCGGATTAGATACAAGTGGGGTAGAAGCTGCCTTAGGAATTCTAAAGAAGATGGCCAGGGAAAACAAGAGAAATATCTTCCTAATCTCTCACAGAGATGAACTAATGGGTCGCGTTACAAACGTGCTTAAGGTAGTTAAGGAAGGTGGATTTACAACATTAGAAACGGAGGCCACTACAGAATAATGACAAAGAAAACAATAAAAATAGCGACAGACGTATGGACGCCAACACAAATTGAAGCTGCTACGGAATATGCATTAAATAACGATACCAGGGTACGAGAATTAATGGGTAGCGATGAGGGTTTCTTTCTAATAGAAACCCTCATGAGAGACAAAAATTTGAATGCATTATTAAGAGAAAGAGTTGTATCTCGTGTAATAAATTTGCGACATAATTTCAATATGCTTAGTACAACTGCTGGTATGACTACATATGATGCAGTTGACGAAACATTAAACCAATGTCACGAAATTAAAACAGAGCAACATTCTACCTATATTTCCAGAACCACTACACAGTTAACAGGGGGTGGTGCATTTGGCTTTGAAGATCACGAAAGTATTGTTAAATTTCGCGATCATAATCCCATGATTACTTATGCTGCATTCTATGATGGCAGACTATTAGGCATTGCTAATTTTAGACTGTCGGATTCGGAAATAGTCGACACCATTAACAGATATATCGATCGGCGTATCGGCGGTAAGAAAACAACATGCAAATTCTTACTAAGCGATTGGAAAAAAGCAGCAAGTTTGGATATTAAGTTCTGTGCAGAAACCTGGCCAAACGATGCAAATAGGAATCTAAGAATATTTTTTAAGTGGGAAGAACAGAAGAAGTTGAATAATTTTTTACCAAATCCCGATTTTCTTGAATAGACCAAAACTGGTCCCATTCAACAAATATCCAACCTTTATAGTTTAACGAACGTTCAGTCTGAAATTTTAAATTCTGTGGAAATAGAATCCATTTTTCCTTGCGAGATATCTTAATAAGAATTAGATTTAAATCTCCCTCATCCTCGACGTCCTTCTGTTGTTGGATCCAAACGTCGAGGATTTTCACGTCTGCATACTATAGCCGATGAATTTATGTCTGAAAGAAATGCGAATCGTCTAATGATAATATATCATTAAGCATATAACCAAATTTATTCTTATAATAAAAACATATTCTGCAATTTCCTATTTTGTCATCGGTGATTATAAATTCATTCACATTATTATACTTAATAATGAGAAACATTTTTTTAGAAGATTTTACACTATCCTGTTCAGCCTGCTTAATCCACATATCCCATTCTTTGATATCAGCATTTAAGAATGACTGAAATGACGGAGGAGATTTATAATGTTTACATTCGACAGAATATATAAAGGATTTAGGGCAAATTAAGTCGCCGAAAATTGCAAACTCTGTTCCGTATGTTTCGGTTCGTGATTCATTTTGCCCACCAAAGAAACTTCCCGAATCGGGATTTCTTCTAAATCCTTTTTCTATACCTAATGAGTTTTTAAATTTATCTGATAATAAGTTTGCAATTTTTCTTTCAAACGTGCTACCCTTATTTTTTCCGTTTACTTTAGTCATATGTATCTATTATTTCCTTTATATTTGTATCGGATAGAACAAGGCATATACATAGAAATCATTAAACATATAGTTATTTATCATTTAGTGTTAAATCTATTGTAATTTTCCATATAGTATATCTATCGTGATTTTATATATGATAAATACTAGAAAATAAAAGGAGATATCATGTCATATCCATCGGCTTTTGAGAGTGCAGTTCTTCATTGTATGCTGTATGAAGTAGGTCCCGGATTTAAGTTAACACCGGATGTGATAGCAGGCCTTATTAATACGCAGGCTCAAAAAGATGCAGTTGGATATGTTAATGATCCTCTTGATCACGGTGGAGAAACAAAATTTGGAATTGCAAAGAATGATAATCCCGATCTTAATATTGCAAATCTAACCTGGTCACAAGCTGAAGCAGTCTATTATGATCGTTATTGGATTACCGGTCTATGTGATAATCTTAATGCTCGTGTAGGAGTCCTTCATTTTGATAGTTGCGTCAATCACGGCGTATCTAGGGCTAAAAAGTTTCTACAAAGAGCTGTGGGTGTAACCGAAGATGGAATTATAGGTAAGATAACACTTGCTGCATTATCAGCAATAGATCCTATTGATTTATGTAATAAAATTTGTGATATTAGAGCAAAATACTATCAAGATATTGTTGCAAATAATCCAAGTCAGTCACATTTTTTAAATGGATGGCTACGTCGCATAACTGAAATGCGTGCATTTTCTACTGATCCAAATGCAAATTTCTAATAAGTATAAAAATTAAAAAAGGGTATTCGGGCCCTTTTTTACTTATATCAAGATTATTAGCGATGCTCTAACAATGCGGATAAAATAGTGTACAGCCCAGAGCTGTTGAGCAAATCAAGACACAAAAGCATATCAATTTTAAATCTTTTTAATACAAAAATACAAATCACAATACAGGGATAGCGAGCCCAGTTAGTATTTCGCTGACGTGTCTTTCGGAATGGAGAGCAACAGTCAAGACCTTTGAGTGTGCAAAGGCAAGATTATATGAAAGTTACCATTGTGGCAAGTAAGATAATCGAGTTTAAGTTTGCAGTGGGCACGTGAAAACAGGGTATGCCCCACTGGTTGCGTAATTATCAGCTGAAGGATAGTTACATATGCAGCGAGCCTTAATTGGCCCCTTCCGAAACGCCTAATGAGCGGTAGTTGACATAATCAATCCAACACTACAAAAATATTTCGGTTCAGATCTGGTGAAGCCGTCAGGATTTTTCCATATCCAAGGTTTGGATACCCTTGGTCTGATTCTTCCGTCAGTACACTCAAAACACATCAATTTGATGTAACATTAATTAAATATATTATGCGAAGCAAATAGCGCGAACGAAAAACGAGCGAAGTTTACGAAGCGACTTTTTCGTGAAGGGCTTGGTCCGTAGGACCACTAACAATGATCTCGGTCTTCTTATAGATGCGCTTAGTGAGTTTTATCGATTCTGTATTTTGCCCTAACTCTGGGTAAGCACGAAGTCTAATTGACATAATATCATTTCCAACAAATTCCATTGTAATAACACCTGTGAATTTCTGAAAATGCATTGACACAAATGCATTGACGCGAAGTTCTATATTTCCTATAAATTCGTTTATCTCTAATAGAGTTCTTTTGTCAAAATATCTAGTAAGTTTAATTTCACCTTTAGTTAGATATACTTCGGCAAGAGTATGAAATCCGTTTGGTCTATTAATATAGATGTAACCAGGATCATATTCTATTTCTTTTAAAGATTCGAGATATATATTTAATTCTTTATCTTTAAGAGCATCTGTTTCAAATAGACTCCATTTAATATTTTGAGCATCGAGTAAACGAGATAAATCATAAACCCAACGATGTTTAGGATATCTTTCCCAACACTCAATATCGTCTATTGGAATGTCGAGCTCTTGTATTTCTAACTTTTTATGCATGATAATCCTCACATGTAGTCCTTACCACCTGGATTTTTTTCTTTTAATCTTCTATTAACCACTTTTATTACAATTTCTCTGTCTTCGAAACTCATACCCCAAGCTGAATTCCATTCAATTCCACCTTCCATGTGATAACATATATCCGCAATTTGTTCTTTTAGTGCAATGCCATCCTTTATATATGAATCAATAAGGTCACTTAATTTTTCAGGAGGGTAAAACATTAGTGACCTTATGAAAAATTTACAGGATTAAAATCAATTTCGCTTTCCCATTCGTGAGTACATTTTTCACATTTTGCAGTGAATACTTTTTTGATACCTATTTGATTAATTTTATCTACTTGGTCACTTATTTTATCTAAACTTTTCTTATCAATATTCTGTAAGAAATCTTTAATAAATTTTTTATCAGATACATTTACATTTTTTGATTCATCTACTACTTTAAGAATAGCACTGCACATCAAATCAAATTTTGTTACTGCTATTTCTTTAAATGCTTTCTTAAAAATACTTGATCTCTGTTCATCACTGATTGTTTCACTTTCTGCTGCTCTTGCAAATTTGTTTCTTTCAAATTGCGAGTGAAGACTTTTTAATAGATCTGGAAATGTATATGGTTGAACAAAAATAGATAATCCGTTATCAAGATTTACTACATACTCAGATTCTAATTGAGTCATATTATCTAATGCATATTGTAAATCAAGCTTATATGTATTTTCATATGAACACTTTGGGCAATTAATAGTAGTTTCCAATGAATCGTTATATGTTGCATATCGAACTGCTGTAATCAATGCGTCTATATCGTTTGTTAGTAATGCTCTTGGATTTTTAATAGCGGGAACACAACTTGTAAGAACTTCGATTAATGCTTCCCCGTTAAGTAATGCATCTGGATTTTTTAAAGCAAGTTCATCTTTACCAGTCATAGGTAAAATACCTATTTCGCCTTTATCTGTAAAGGCGATCATATCTGGCGGATAATAACTTGTTCCGCTTGGTAATGATAGATAAAGTTTTATTGCTCTAAAATATTGCTTTAACGGATTATTGTTTTGAACTTGTTGTTCCATAATGTTCCTCTGAAAATATTTTGATAAATAGTCTTGATTACTATTTCATATATTTATCACGGGACATAATTAACACTCTTATGGCTGATAATTCAGTTTACATTACAGGAGCCGATAAAGGTTCACTTGTCGATGCGCTCGACGGGTTGCCGCCATGGGCTACACAAAAAACTGCTCAAGATATAGAAATGTATCTAAAAAAATCATTCGACATGCAGACGTTAATATTTCAACAATTAAAAACTGGTGGTTCGGGTGGTTCGGGTGGTTCCAGTGCAGGTAATAGTTCGGCTAAACAAGCTTCAGATGATCTCGACAAGCTTGCAAGGACTGTCAGACTCGATGTTGAGGAGTACGAAAAAAAGAAAAAAAGAGATAAGTTATTAGAACAGCAAGGTAATGATGATATTAAACGTGGTAAATCATTAAACACTACTGGAGATAAAGTTGATTATGTTTTTGGGAAAATATCATTAGCTGGAAATAAATTATTAGAAAATGATAAAAAATATCTCAGTGTCTATGATTCTCTTTATCAATCTGGCATAAATGTGTTAAACGGAAATAACGATACTACCGATGGATTTAAAGCATTAAATCAGATGGTAAATGAAACAGGTCAGCGCATGGAAGTAATGCAAAAGACACTTGAAAAATATTCAACATCGGTCAATGTAGTGGGAGTTAATAAATTTTCTAAGGCTATAAAGGCATCTACCGATCAGCTAAATGCACAGGGATACTATAATGAAAATCTTAATGACTTAATAGGTTCTTTGATTGAGTCTGAAAAAGGTTACATGAATATTAGGGGAAAAAGTGCTGAAGAAATTGCCAGTGAATCTATTAGATTTGGTTCGCAGGTAGATAAATTGTCAAAGACTATAGGAATGTCTCGTGATCAGATATTAGAAAATAACAAACAAACATCTAAGTCTACCGAAACAATGATAGTTACTGCAAAATACGGTGCCGAAGCTGGCAGAAATTTGGCACTTGCTACAGCAGGAATTAAAGATCAAGGATTAAGACAGACAATACTAGAACTTGCTGCATCGTCGAATGATATGCAAGTTGAAGGATTTAGAAAATTACAAGCAGCCGGCCTTGGCGATTATGCAAATCAGTTGTCTAAATTTGCTAAAAGCTTAATTGGACTTAGTCCAGTCGAAGCACAAAAACGACTAAGAGACTTTTCTGAACAAGTCGAAAATAATACAGGAAGAATTGCTAATTTAGGTCTTACTCTTGATGGGGTCGGTGGCGCAGCGGCCGCTACGGTAAATTCGATAATGCAGTCAGGTAGAGATGTTACTGATGCCTCGTCTGACCAGGATGAAAATGCTCAAAAAACTCAGGCATCTTTATCGTCGTTAAATCAGCAGTTTGAAAAAACTCAAGCGATTTTACAATCTGCATTTTATCCTATGGTTGAACAGGTTAACGGTGCTACTGCTGCATTAAAGTTATTTAATACAGCAGCGTATGGTGGAATAAATATTTTAAATGCCGAAACTAGAAGTTGGATAGGTGCAGGTGTTGTTGTATTAGGACTTATTTCAGATATTGCATTATTTAGTAGTGGACTAAGAACAATTTCAAGTTTATTTAAAGGATCAGGTAATATTCTTGCATCTGCTTTTGAAACATTAGGCGGATCTTTAGGTAAAATGGCAGCAAGAGCCGGAGCAGTTGGTGGTGCTCTTCTAGCGGGCTACGAAGTAGGAACATTTGCATATGAACATTGGCTAAAGGATAGTGAAACATTTCAAAAAGGTGCCACTAGCACCTTTAAAGGTCTCGACAGCATTCTTTCGTTCTTCGGTAATGATGATGCAAAGAAAAGATTAAAAGTACAGGAAGATGCTGATAAGTTTGCTGCAGGGCTAAATCCGTCTGAATCTAAGAAAGGAGAAATATCTGTCCCCAAGACCCCTGCACCTTCTACTATTAACAGTCCATCAGCATCGCCCACTACTGCACCTAATACCCCTGACACATCTTCATCTCAGTCTACTGACACTCCCGCATCAAGTAGTTCCGCAATAGAGAAGCCGAGTAATAATTCTAACATAAATAGCTTACTTAGTTATCAATCCTCTATTATGGAGCAGTTGTTACAAACATCTACTACCCTATTATCAGTAAATAGAGATATACTTAAATTTACGAGATTACACGCATGACATGGAAAAAATTTTTTAAGCCCGTTAATTCGGTACTACCAGTTGCTCAAAGGGCTGTAGATTCTACATCAGCTTACGCATCTATATCTAAATATAGTAATTGGTTACCTGAAGTCTACTCGGGGCCGCCCGATCGTTTGCAGAGATATTCTGTATATGATCAAATGAACTACGATCATGAAATTAGTGCTGCACTTGATACTATTGCAGATTTTGGTACAGAGTGCGACGAAGTTACAAAACTTCCACTTGTATTAAAATATAATGATGAACCCACCCCTTCTGAAATTCAAATTTTAGAAAAAACATTAGGACAATGGTGTCGACTAAATAAAATTACTCGCAGATTATGGAGAATATTTCGTTCTACACTTGTTTACGGAGATCAGTTTTTTATTCGTGATCCCGAAACATTTAAACTTTATTGGATCGATCCAGGTAAAGTTGAAAAAGTTATCGTAAACGAGTCAGATGGTAAAAAAATTGAAAGTTATTTTGTTAAAGACATCGACTTAAATATGAAAAGTTTAGTTGCAACAAATCAACTAAACAAACTTTCAAACGAATCTTTTGGATCAAACAGTATTGTTTTTTCTCCGCCTATGCAGGGTAACATGAATTATGTTTCCGGAGGCTATGGAGGCGCGGGTACAGCAAATTATCAAGATGGTGGTGCTGTTGCAGTTGACGCCGAACATATAGTTCAAATATCATTAACTGATGGTATGAATGCTGCATGGCCTTTTGGTTTAAGTATTCTTGAACAAATCTATAAAGTCTATAAACAGAAAGAGCTTTTAGAAGATGCTATTTTAATATATCGGGTACACCGCGCTCCCGAACGTCGTGTATTTTTTATTGACGTAGGTACTATGCCGCCTAATAAGGCCAATCAGTATCTTGAACGTATTCGTTATGAAGTTCAGCAAAAACGTATTCCGAGTAGAACTGGTGGTGGCGCAAACGTGACAGATTCGACCTACAATCCTATGTGCTTGGATATGTCTACTAGAGTTCCTTTATTAGATGGAAGAATATTAACTATATCAGAACTTTCAGAGGAATATAAATTAGGAAAAGAAAACTGGGCATATAGTTCAGATCCCGTAACAGGTAAAATTGTACCAGGTGTTATTACATGGGCCGGTGTGACGAGAAAAAATGCCGAAGTAATAAAAATTACATTAGATAATGGTAATACTATTATTTGTACTCCGGATCATAAAATTCCTGTATTAGGTAAAGGCTTTGTCGAAGCGCAGGATCTTACAACAGATATGCCTCTAATATCGTTCGAGACAAGAAAAATATCTTTATCAAAAGATAAAAATCGTAGTTATGAGCAAATTTACGATCATGAAAAAAATGATTGGAGATTTACACATAGAGTTGTTGCTGAGTTCTTTAAAGATATCGGCAAACATCAGGAATTTGTATTTAATGATGAATGCAAAAATGATATAAAAGATACAGTTCATCACAAAGATTATAATAGATATAATAATGACCCTAAAAATTTACAATGGATGAATAAACATGATCATACATTATATCATTCGTTTACAAAAAAAGAATATTGGGAAAATATTTCTGCCGAAGAATCTACAAGGATTAAAAATAAAATAAGAGCTTCTTTAGAAAAATATAGGCTTGAAAATCCAGATTGGAAAGAAAAGTACGAGAATAGAGATATTTCCTGGATCTCTGAAATGAGAGAACAAGATCCAGATAAATTTAAAAATTGGAGATTACAATTAGGTAAAAGTTTATCTAATTTTTATAAAAATGGTTCAGCAAGATCAGTTGAATTAAAGGAAATGGCAGCAAAAAACTTGCTTAAAAATAAAGCGAAGAATCAGACTCTTAACTTTACTCAGCCTATGCTTACTAGACTTGTAGAATTGGTAAAAAAACATAACTCTGATAGAATATCAACAATTGATTTAGCAAATAAAGATACTAAGTTTATGACTTTACTCAACGAAGCAAACCCAATATTACCTAATTCAACTGGGAATGTAAAAAATGATAAGTTTACAAATAGTAAACTTGAAAAAATGTATGATAAATTTGGTTATAAAAATTGGAAAAATTTTAAGAAAAAATCTGCTAATTATAACCACCGAATAGTTTCTATAGAAAGAATGACTGAAAAACAGGATGTAGGAACTATCACAATTGACGGAAAAGAAAAATGGTCTAACTATCATACATTTGCTTTAGAATCCGGTATATTTGTTAAAAACTCAATCTTGGAGGATTACTTTTTTGCCGTTACAAGCGAAGGTCGAGGTTCTAAAGTTGAAGTTTTGCCCGGAGGCGAAAATCTTGGTGATATCGATGACTTACGTTACTTCAACAATAAAATGCTTCGCGCTCTTGGTGTCCCTAGTTCGTACTTGCCGACGGGTCCGGAGGATGGTACAGCAGCAGTAAACGACGGAAGAGTCGGTACAGCTTTTATTCAGGAATTCAGATTTTCTAAGGTTGTTACACGATATCAACAGCAAGTTATTGAACCTATTGATATGGAATTTAAATTATTCCTAAAACATCGCGGTGTAACAATTGATAATAGTTTATTCGAAATTCAATTTACTGAAGCTCAATCATTCTCTGAATACAGACAGCTTGAACTAGATGCAGCTCGTATAAATACATTTACTGCATTGCTTGATGTTCCGTTTATTTCTAAGCGTTATTTGTTAAAAACATATCTTGCTTGGACAGATGGACAACTTGCAGAAAACGAGCGTATGTGGAAAGAAGAACGTAGCAGACTTACCAAAACATTTGCACCTGAACCAGCTGGTGGGAGCGCGCCAGCTGGGTTATCTGATGTAGGCATTACAAGTTCTGGTATTGATGATATGTCACCGGACGACGAAACTGGGGGAGATCCTACAACTACTGAATCTCCAGTTTCGGATACGGAAGTAGATAATTTCGGTGAGCAATAAGGGCTTCGTATGCTAAAATAGCCCTAATAATTAGGGCTATTTTTATGAATAAAACAGAAGAATTTATAGAAAAATCCAAGAAAATACATGGATCTAAATACGACTACACTAATTCAATATATGCAGGTAATACAACCGCTTTAGACATTCGTTGTCCAATACATGGCATTTTCTCTCAAAAACCCATATCTCACCTTAGGGGTAGTGGCTGCCAACTATGTGCCAAAGTGTCAAAGAATTTAACAACAAATATTGTTGTAGAAAAGTATAAATTACGCCACAATGATTTATATGATTATTCGGGTACTATCTATGTAAACTCTGATACAAAAATTTCTATTAGATGTAAAGAACACGGCGTATTTTTTCAATATCCTAAGGATCACGAATATGGATCCGGTTGTCCAATATGTTGTAAATTACCAAAGTATTCGACTGAAGAATTTATAGAAAAATCCAAGAAAATACATGGATCTAAATACGACTACACTAATTCAAAGTATGTAAGAAACAATTATAAGACTGAGATTATATGTAATGAACATGGATCTTTTATGCAGTCTCCTAGTAGACATATGCAAGGATACGGATGTCCTACATGTGGTAGATCATCAAGTATTAAACATAACACAAAAACAACAGCAGAATTTATAGAAGAGGCTAAATCTATTCACGGGGATGTTTATGATTATACCCAAGTGAACTATAAAGATTCGAGAACTAATGTTGATATTATTTGCAAGATACACGGAATTTTTTCACAAAATCCAAATAATCACTTACAGAGTCATGGATGTCCGGCCTGCGCAAAAGAACAATTTCAATCAAAACCAGAATTTGAAATAAAAGAATTTATAGAATCATTAGGGATTGATATAATGCATACTGTTTATATCGGCGGTATCGAATTAGATTTATATATACCGTCGGCAAAGTTGGCAATAGAATATAACGGTTTATTTTATCATTCGTCTGGTAATAAAAAAGACGACAACATATATTCAAAGAAGCATATACACAAAACAGAGTATTGCGAAACAAAAGGGATAACTTTATTGCACATTTTTGAGAATGAATGGCTTCACAAAAAAAATATATGGAAATCAATGATAAAGTCTAGACTAGGATTTTCGACAAGGATATATGGACGAAAAACTATTATTAAAGAAATATCACCAATAACTGCAAATGAGTTCTATAATAATAATCATTTGCAAGGTAGTGTAAAATCAAAATATCATTATGGTTTATATTTAAATGATATCTTAGTAGCAGTAATGTCATTATCGAAAAGTAGGTATAATAATTACGACTATGAAGTAGTAAGATACTGCAATTTAATTAATCATAATGTAATTGGCGGGTTTAGTAAATTATTAAATCATTTTAGGAAATTATATTCTGGTTCAATTGTATCTTATGCAAATAAAAGATGGTCATGTGGTAATATGTACAATAAGTGTAATTTTGTAAAAGATCATACTAGCAAGCCTTGTTATTATTATATCAAAGGGCTAAAAATGTGGCATCGTTCATCCTTTATGAAACATAAATTGAATAAAATATTACCAGAATTTAATCCGGATGAAACTGAAGTTGAAAATATGTATAGGCATAAATATAGGCGTATATGGGATTGCGGTACAATAGTATATGTATTAAGATAAGGTTGTATGAATTATCTGTGGACTAAAGATTGCATGGTTTACGCTCGCAAAGATAAATATTGTAATGTTATGAGGTATATTTATGCGGGCTGCCGAACTACTTGTTGAATTTTACAATCCAGATGATGATGAGCTTGGAAAAGCCCACACGGACGATACACGTCGTCCACGCCTTACTATGCTTCATATTCAAAAATTAAGAAAATCTAGAGATGCTGAGAAGTACGAAAAAGCTCAACATCAGAATTTTTTACCGGATATGTATGGTCAATCAGCCGAACCACAAGCCGGCGGCGCAGGCGGCCTACCGGGCCTATAAAGTAGTTTTTTATCTCGATTAAACCGAGACTAAATAATACTGTTCAGTCTTATATCAAAAAAATGGCTCTTTTATGGCCATATCCACCACTAATCCCCCTCTTAGTGTTAAATACCTTGAATACTACAAAAGTAGTGGTACTTTGAATATATTAACCAAGGAGAGATTGGGCATGTCACAACAACAAAAGCTTGAACAAGTTTTGGATCTTCTACTATCCGAAGATTCAGAGCAAGCCGCTGAAATTCTCCACCAGATCATTGTAGAAAAAGCTCGTGTCATCTATGAAAGCATTGTCGACGAAGAAGAAGTCAGTGATGAAGAAAAAGATGAACTTGACGAGTCCGATGAAGTAGGTGGCGAACCTAATAAAGATTTCACTGACGAGATCAAAACAGATAAAAGTGAAGTCGATTCCGACGAACACAATGCAGGCGAAGCCGGTGAAGAAGATGAATTCAGCGACGAAGAAAGCGAAGAAGATGAATTCAGCGACGAAGAAAGCGAAGAATGTTCTACAGACGAGCGTATTGAAGATTTAGAATCTCAGCTTGCTGAACTTCGTGCAGAGTTCGACGCACTTATGGGCGAAGAACTACAAGAGCCACAGCACGCCGACCTCGAAGGCATGGACCCAACAGCCGATGTTGAACCAGCAATGGATGAAGACATGGACGAAATGGATGAAATGGACGACATGGGATCTATGGGCTCTATGGGCGGAGAAGAAAAAGTTGTAGGTGAGGTTGTAGCCACAATGTTCGAAAAGAAGGCCAAGGAAAAACTTGAAAAAGCAAAACAGGCTAAGAAAGGCGAAATGTCTAACAAGAAGAAAATGGATGAAGAAACCAAATTCTTAAATAAAGTTGCTGATACAGGTCAACGTGGAACAGCAAAGTTAGTTGGAACTGGTAAAAATACTCCACTTGGTGCTGAGCAAAATAAGTCTTCTTTTACAAATATTCCTGCACGTAAAGACTATGGTGGAAAACCAACAAAAATTGGTGGCAACGGTGGTACCGGCGGCGAATACGGAAAGTACAATGGAGAAAGTGCTAAAGATGATACTCCTACAGACAACGTAAATGTTGAACCTAAGAAGTCGAGTATCAAGGCAGACACAACTGCAAAATTTACTGGCGGTAAATCTGCAGGTACAGGTTTTACAAAGTCTCCTCTAACCAAGAAGCCAGCGTAAGGACAAAACGGTGAAAATGGCAAACAAACTGTACGAGTTTCTATCATTTGATAGAGCACACGTAACACTGCTCGAAGAAGATAATAAATTAACTGGTGGTAAAGATCTCTGCATGAAGGGGATCTTTATTCAAGGTGACGTAAGAAACCAAAATCAGCGTGTTTATCCAGTTCGAGAAATTGCTAGAGCCGTAAATGCGATTACAGAAAAAATTAGCACAGGTCAATCAGTAATGGGAGAACTCGACCATCCGGAAGAGCTTTCTATTAACCTTGATCGTGTAAGTCACCTTATCACAGAAATGTGGATGGAAGGTGCAGACGGATACGGCAAATTGAAGATTGTTCCGACTCCGATGGGCAACATAGTAAAGACATTGTTGCTTTCGGGTGCAAAGTTGGGTGTTTCATCCCGTGGTTCCGGAAATGTTGGTGATGACGGTTCAGTATCAGATTTTGAAATTGTTACAGTTGACATAGTGGCACAACCAAGTGCTCCAAATGCATTTCCGAGAACAATATATGAAAGTCTTTTTAACATGAGGGGTGGTGCCAGTGTAATGAATACCGCAAGGTCTGCATTAACTGAAGCTGCTGCACAGAAACAGCTTGTTAAAGACCTTTCGAGACTAATTAAAGAGTTAAAGATCTAAGGAGAACTCAAGATGGCTAAAAAAATTGATGAGATCTTGAGTGAAAGCGTTGGATTGTCCGAAGATGTCCGCAATCAGATCGTTGGATTGTGGGAAGCTAGACTAACCGAAGCTCGTGAAGAAGTTGCAGCAACACTACGTGAAGAGTTTGCTCGTAAGTTCGAACACGATAAGGGAGTTTTAGTTGAGTCTATGGACCGTTTTTTAACAGACAAAGTCCGCGTCGAACTCGAAGAATTCGCAGATGACAAGAGAAAACTTGTCTCAGAGCGCCTTGCCTACAAAGGTAAGCTCGTAGAACACACAGGAATGTTAAACAAATTCGTAACAGAAGCTGTAGTAAAGGAAATGAAAGAGTTTCACGCTGAGAAGTCAGCAATGAAAGAAAACTTTAAGAAACTTGAAAATTTTCTATTGAAGCAACTTGCAGAAGAAATTAGTGAGTTCCGTGCTGACAAGAAGTCCCTAGTGGAACAAAAAGTCAGAATGGTAGCCGAAGGCAAGAAGAAACTACACGAAACAAAAGCACAATTTATCAAGCGTGCAGCTACAATCATCGAGTCTAATATTGAAAAGACTCTACGTTCCGAAATTGGTCAATTTAAGGATGACATTCGTGTTGCCCGAGAAAACGAATTTGGTCGCAAGATGTTTGAAAGCTTTGCAGCTGAATTTATGACTTCGTATTTAAACGAAGGAACAGAGTTGAAGAAGATGCAGAAGGTACTAGAATCTAAGACAGCCGAATTAACTACTCTTAAAGAGTCAGTTAAGAAGAGTAAGTCTATTATGGAAAGTCTAGACACTAAGCTTAAAGCAACTCAAGACTTAGTCGAAAGACAAAAAGTTATGAGTGAATTACTAGCCCCATTGTCTAAGGACAAAAAGGAAGTAATGAAAGAGTTACTAGAATCAGTTCAGACAAAGAATTTGCAAAGTCAATACAACAAGTATCTACCGAGCGTTCTAAATGAGGCTGTAGAACGTAAACCTGTAGCTGTAAAGTCGCAGTTGAACGAAGCAACATTGTCTGCAAAAACAGGTAACAGAGCGGCGGTCGCTCAAGTTGAAGAATCAGATTCTGATTCCTCAGATCTAGAAAAGATATTGTCCTTAGCCGGAATCAGAAAGTAATCAGGAGAAAACTATAATGGCAACAAAGCTATTTGAATCAAACTGGGGCGCAACCAAAGAAGCCCTATTAGAAGGCCTCTCAGGAACCCGTAGACAGTCCATGGACGTCGTGTTTGAAAACACTCGTCGTTACTTGGCTGAATCGGCAACTGCAGGCGCAACCCAAGCCGGTAACATTGCTGTACTAAACAAGGTAATGCTACCCCTAATCCGACGTGTTATGCCTACAGTTATTGCTAACGAAATCATGGGTGTTCAGCCTATGACAGGTCCAGTCGGTCAAATCCACACATTGCGTGTTCGCTATGCTAACACCGCTGCTGGTGTAACAGCTGGTACAGAAGCACTTGGTCCATTCGAAATTGCTAAGGCATATTCGGGTAACGAAGTTCAAGCTGATCCTGCTGCTGCTTCTACAGCACGTCTAGAAGGCGTACCAGGTAACAAGCTCAGCATTCAGATTTTAAAGGAAACAGTTGAAGCCAAGACACGTAAGTTATCAGCTCGTTGGACCTTTGAAGCTGCCCAAGATGCTAACGCTATCCATGGTATTGACATCGAAGCAGAAATTATGCAAGCACTTGCACAAGAAATCACAGTTGAAATCGACCAAGAAATGCTATTCAAGTTGGGTAGCCTAGTTCCGGTTGCTCCAACAACATTCAACCAAGCTGCTGTATCTGGTACAGCTACATATGTTGGTGACGAAATGGCCGCTCTTGCAGTTATGATCAACCAACAGGCTAACTTGATTGCTGCACGCACACGTCGTGGTGCTGCTAACTGGGCAGTTGTTTCGCCAACCGCGTTAACAATTCTTCAGTCTGCAACAACATCTTCGTTTGCACGTACTACAGAAGGTACATTCGAAGCACCTACAAACACCAAGTTTGTTGGTACATTGAACAGCACAATGCGCGTTTATGTAAACCAGTATGCCAGCGATGGTGACCCTGTTCTTATCGGTTACAAGGGACCTACTGAAACTGACGCAGCAGCTTATTACTGCCCATATATTCCATTAATGAGCGTTGGTCCAGTTATGGATCCACAGACATTCGAACCAGTTGTATCGTTTATGACTCGTTACGGATATCTAGAACTTACCAACACAGCAAACAGCTTCGGTAATGCCGCAGACTATTTGTCAAAGGTTGGTATAGACAGCGCAACGCTCAAGTTTTACTAAATCGAACCATCAATTTAGTAAATATGAAAATAAAGCACCCCAAATTGGGGTGCTTTTTTTATCTTCTGAAAAAAGTATTACTAAACTATTATCATAATTCTGATAAATAATGAAAACACCGAAAACGGAAATTTAATATGGTAATTAAGGTAAGCACGCTACTAACACATAATACGAGTCTTCTCGTAGATACTAATCCTACGCTGGGCGGCCCATTAAATACAAATAATTTTTCAATCGAAAATGGTAGTTCTCCGGTAACTATTAGTGGAAATGAATATCCTATAACTACTGGTGCCGCTGGGCAAGTTCTTACCACAAATGGATTTGGGACACTCTATTGGTCGACAGTTTCCGGAACAGGTACTGTAACATCAGTCGGATTAACAAGCTCAGGAACTTCAATAACAATATCAGGATCTTCTAGCCCTATTACAGGTGCAGGTACATTCAATATTGATTTACCATTATCTGGAGTAACAGCATCAACATATGGATCAGCATCTACAGTCGGTGTAATTTCCTTAAATACTCATGGTATAGCTACAGGTGCAACTAATACACCAATATCTATAACTCCTCTTCAAGCCGGCCTCAGTAATGTAATAAATTCTTTACAAGTTATTAATTCCGGTGGAGCTCCGAGTATCCGTGAGGGTTCTGGTATTCCTTTAGGAATTGCAGAATTTGGTGCAATTTATATTGATCAAACTGGTGCTAATGGAAAAACTATTTATTTTTATAATGGTACAAGTTGGACACCTATATCTGATATATTAAAACTTTATTCAGAAAATTCTGTAATAGGATATATTTCTCCTTCGGCATCAGGGTCAAATTCTATTGCATTAGGTTCAGGTTCATCAGCATCACAGTATGGATCATTGTCTCATGCTTCTGGTAATTTTGTAAATGTAGGTGATGCTCAGTCAGGTCAATATATTCTTCGTAATATTACGACAGATACAACTCCTACAGAATTATTCCTAGATGGATCATCAACAGAATTTATTCTTCCAATAAATAGTGTTGTAACATTTAGTATATTAATTTCTGCACGCAGAACAGATACTACTGGATTTGGGGCTGGATTTAAAGTAGAAGGTGTAGCATACAGGGACACAACGACAGCTTCAGTAGAATTAATTGAAATAACATCTACTACAATTTTAGGTAGAACAATAGAAAATTTAACAGCATCAGTAACAGCTAATACAGCAACCGGTGGTTTAAAAATTTTAGTAACAGGAGCCGTAGCCTCTACATATCGTTGGGTTGCGGTATTAAACACATCCGAAGTAACATTTTAAGGATAAAAAATGGATTTTGATTATACAACAGAGACGATAACTCCAGACGTTACGACAGTCTTAACAATCGGTGGAACCGGTGCATTACAACTTCCTTCAGGTAATACGGGACAAGAACCTGGAACAGTAGTAGCAGGTGCTATTCGTTGGAATACATCTGGAACCTGGCTAGAATATTATGATGGAACAGTTTGGCAACATATTTCGGCATCATCTGGAACAGTTTCTTCATTTAGTGCCGGAACAACTGGACTAACTCCAAATATAGCTACAACAGGTGCAATTACATTAGCAGGAACTTTAAACGTTGCTAATGGTGGTACTGGTATTACAACCGCACCAGCAGCTGGTCAGGTATTATACTCGTCTTCCACTACTTATGCTCCTATAACATTATCGACTATTGCCGTTACTTCCTTATCAGGAACTGCGGGTAACATTACAACATCGGGATCGACTGGTTCAGTAACTCTAAACTTAGCTACAGCTGGTACTGCAGGAACATACGGTCAGGTAACAACCGATACATTTGGTCGTGTTACTTCCGGCACAGTTATTACTGATGTTACTCACGGGGGTACCGGGGCATCAACATTGACCCTAAATGGTGTTGTTTATGGAAATGGTACATCTCCTGTTGGTATAACAACAGCAGGAACAACAGGCCAAGTTCTTGTAGGTAATACAGGTGCTGCACCTAGTTTTTCTACACTTAGCAGTATATCTGTTACTACATTTAGTGGAGGAACAACCGGATTAACACCAAATACAGCTACATCAGGTGCAGTTACCCTAGCAGGTACATTAATTCTAGGAAATGGCGGTACTGGTGCAAGTCTTACTGATGTCCCTGGTGGAATTGTATACGGTGGTCCGTCAGCTATGGCATTTACTGCTGCTGGTGCAACTAATCAGGTGTTACAGTCCAATGGTGCAGGAACTCCTACTTGGACAGGTTCTCCTACTGTTTCCGGTGCTAACATATTATCGGCTACTATTCAGAATAGTGCATTAGTTAATAGTTCTATTATTGTCACAGGAGGTACTGGATTAGGTGTATCTGGGTCGCCAGTGTCGCTTGGTGGAACACTTACTCTTTCTAATACGGGTGTTACATCATTGGTAGCTGGTACAGGTATTACTATTTCTGCAGCAACAGGTGCTGTTACTGTAGGTACATCAAATATTCCTAATGCTTCACTGACAAATAGTTCGATTACAGTAGGAACAACAAATATTGCATTGGGTGCAACATCTACTACATTAGCTGGTATGACGGGAATTACATTTGTATCCGGAACAGTTACTGGTGTATCTAATCCTGTTAATCCAACCGATGTTGTCAATTTGCAATATTTACAAGCTCAACAAGCTGGTTTAGAGTGGAAATTAGAAGTAGCAGCAGCCACAACAGCATCCTTAACAGCTACATATAGTAACGGTACATCAGGTGTTGGTGCGACATTAACAAATTCGGGATCATTAGCACCATTTGCAGTCGATGGTTATACTGCACTTTTGGGAGATCGTATTCTTGTTAAGAATCAAAGTTCTGCATTTCAGAACGGTATATATACAGTAACAACTGTAGGTTCGGGTGCTATAAATTGGGTATTGACACGTTCTTTTGATAATAATACTACAGCCTCAATGAATAATGCAACTACATTGGTTACCAATGGTACAACTAATGCTAATTCTGGATGGACACAAACTACTGCTAATCCGACCATAGGTGCGGGATCAATTAACTGGGTGCAATTCTCGGGAGCCGGCGCTGGTGTTTCATCATTTCAGACTTCTTTATCTGGATTAACACCGAACACATCGACTTCCGGTGCTATTACCTTAGCAGGTACACTTGGTGCTACTTCTGGCGGTACAGGTACTGGAACAGCACCAACGGCAGGTCAACTATTAGTTGGTCAGACTGGTGGGACATACACTCCGTTTACTGTAACTACAGGAACTGGTATTTCTACAACAACTGGTTCTGGAACATTTCAAATTAATAACACCGGTGTTACATCAGCAGTAGCTGGTACTGGAATTTCTGTATCTGGCGCAACCGGTGCGGTAACATTTGCTAACACAGGTGTTCTATCAGTTAGCGGTGGAACAACCGGATTAACTCCTAATACAGCTACAACAGGTGCAGTTACATTAGGTGGTACATTAATTGTTGCAAATGGTGGTACTGGAGCAACAACATTAACTGCCCACGGTGTATTATTAGGAGAAGGTACTAGCGCAATCACCGCAACAGCAGTTGGTGCAACCGGAACAGTGTTATCTGGTAATACAGGTGCTGATCCGACATTTCAAACATTATCTACTTTAGCAGTAACAAGTATTGCTGGTACAGCTAATCAGGTTACAGTTTCAGCTTCGACTGGTGCAGTAACATTAAGCACACCATCTACATTTATTGCTCCGGGAACAATTACAGCTTCTACTGGATTAACAGTTACTGCGGGTGGTGCATTAGTAACAGCAGGTGGTGTTACTGTTTCGACATTAACTGCAAATAGTTTCTTATATTCGGGCACCGCAGGATTGTTAACAACTACAACTGCTCCGACAAACGGACAATTATTAATTGGATCAACCGGATCTGCTCCTGTAGCTGCTACATTAACTTCTGGCTCAAACATTTATGTTACAAATGCTGCCGGTTCAATAACTATTGCAGGTCCTAAATATTATGCAGAAAGTAGTACAGCACCTGTGGTTACTCCTACAGTAACAGCAAGTCAGGGAGTAGCAATTGGTTCGGCAGCAACATCGACAGTATATGGTGTACAATCATATGCTAACGGTCAGTTCTCGTCGATTGGTGATGCTCAAGGTGTTCGAGTTATTATGCGTAATTCGACAACAACTAATACTCCTACAGAATTATTTGTCGATGGATCATCTACAAGATTAACACTTCCATTATTAGGTGCTGGTTGTGCATGGACTTTTGAAATTTTAGTTGTTGCTCGTCGAACTGATGCAACTGGTTCTGTAGGTTCTTGGATTTTTCAGGGTATGATTTATAACAATGCCACAGTGGCATCAACTACAATGGCTCCTGTAAATGGTTCTAAAACAACAGTTGCAAGGGTTGGTAGTATTGTATCAGCAAATGATCCAGTTATTTCTGCAGACACAACAAACGGTAGTTTAAAGATACTAGTTACAGGAGTTACAGGCCAGACTTATCAGTGGGTCGCTAATGTTAACATTGTTCAAACATTCCATTAATGATATAATTTAAAAAGCCTGTATTACAGGCTTTTTATCTACCTTCGAAGTTGTGTGATAAATAAGAAATATAACAAGGATCTAATGAATGGATTTTGACCTCACCACGGAAACGATTACACCTACAGCAAATACTATATTAACGGCAGGTGGAGCAGGTGCATTACAACTTCCTTCCGGTATTACTGGAAGTCAACCAGCCGGCGTTTCAGCCGGTGGTATGAGATGGAATACCACAGTACCGCGTCTTGAATTTTATAATGGTTCTGCCTGGGTAGCTATTACAGGAGGATCACAAGTATCTACTTTTAGCGGCGGAACAACCGGATTAACTCCAAATACGGCTACGTCCGGAGCTATTACTCTTGCAGGAACTTTAGTAGTCGGAAACGGAGGTACTGGATTAAGTAGTACACCAACAAATGGCCAACTACTAATCGGTAACGGAACAAATTACACATTATCAACATTAACTGCTGGAAATGGTATACTTGTTGCAAACACCTCAGGTGCAATTACTATATCTAATGCTAATACATTAACTGGTCTTGTAACTGTTGGAGCAACCGCAACAAATCAGTCAAATGCTACAGATTTACCGTATACATATAATATTATTAGTGCCACATCAGGTGGAAATGCTCTAATATTACCGGTAATATCTTATGTTGGTCAACAATGCAATATTGAAAATAGAACAGGTTCGGGCTTATCTTATTATCCTCAGGTAGGAAGTCAAATAGAAAATATAGGAGTAAATAATCCTTACACTAATGCAACAAATGGAAATGTATCCTTTGTTGCTACATCTACTACGCAATGGTATGGAACTATTACTTCATATTCAATAGGAACTGGAATTTCTGCTACCCCAAATTCTACAGTAACAAATCAATATACTTTGTCAAACTCGGGCGTAACATCAAACGTGGGAACTACAAATCAGATAGCGGTATCAAGTGCTACTGGTGCATCTACTATTTCTATAGTTAATAATCCAATTATTCCCGGAACAGCAGATATTATAATTCCTTCGGGAACTACTGCACAAAGACCTTCGACTCCTGCTAATGCAATGATTCGTTATAATACAACCGATGACGTATTAGAGGGTTATGCAACTATTGGTACTAATTATACCGGAATTTCTACATATGCAGTAACTGATACAATAGCAATTCAAAGATCTAATATTAATCGAAAAAGAATTACTTTATATGACGATTTTATATCTGGAGTATTAACCTCGACTAATTTCTTTGGTAGTTTAGGATGGACAATTGCAGGTTCCTCAGCCGGCTCTAACACTATTCAGTCGGGAATTACAGACCATCCAGGAATTTTAAGACTTGCAACCGCTGCTACAGCAAGTGCCACAATGGGAATATATTTAGGTAACTCAAGTAATCAGGGAACTATAATACCACAGCAAGTCGAATATGCATCATATATTGTAAGAATTCCGGGATGGAATACGACAAACTATCTATCAGTTAATATAGGATTTAGTGATAGTGGTAATACTTCTAATAATGCAATTTATTTTCAGGCATTTTATGGCTTGGCAAATTGGGTCTACACTATGTTTAATTCCGGTACACAAACTTATCTTATAAGTGGAACAGCAGTTACTGCAGGAACTTGGTATTTTCTTGAAATGTGGCAAAGTGGAACCAATTGGGCATTTGCAGGAAATGGTCAATTATTGGGAGTATTACCCCAATCATCAGGACCTACAGTTGCATTTCAACCATTTGCTACAGTGACAGCTCAAAACGGAACAAGTTGCACCTTAGATATAGATGCGTTTTCGATAATTACAACTGAATTAGGTAATAGGTATTAAAATGACAATATATCTTCAGATGTTAAATAATGTAGTTATTCAAAAATTTAATGCAGATTCTCCTGATAATTTAATATCTGGTCCCGGTATTACTTTTGCATCCACAACTGATAATAATGTTGGAGTAAACTGGGTATATGACGGTACACAATTTACAGCACCTCAGTCTGATTATGATAATATGTGGTTACTAATACAGGCTGAAAGAGATAGAAGAAAAACTACCGGCGGTTATAAAGTGGGAAATTATTGGTTCCATTCCGATGATATTTCAAGAATTCAGCAGTTAGCACTTGTTATGTTTGGTACAAATATGCCCTCGGGAATCATGTGGAAGACAATGTCTGGAGATTTTGTACCTATGACACCTACCTTAGCAAATCAAATTTTTCAAGCAGCAGCAGCATCGGATATTGCAATATTTTCAGTAGCAGAACAAAAAAAGCAAGAAATGTTAGCAAGTTCAAATCCAGCTTATTATGATTATTTACCCGGCTGGCCATTAATCTACGGAGAATAAAAATGTCTATATTTCAAACAATAATAAATTCGTTACTAAATGCAGGAGCATTGCTCACAGGTATTATTAATTGGAAATTAAAAAATCCCTTAACGGATGATGAAAAAGCAAAGATAAATTCTATGTTAGTTCCAAATTATTATATTATTTTGACACGTAACAATAATCATCTTTCATCTTATGTAATAGGATTAGGTGACTTAATTTACGAACATAAATTTGGATATTGGGGCCATGCTTTAATGAATATGGAAAATGAAGTAGTAAATAATACTGATTTTAGATTTGTTGAAGCAATAGGGTCTGGTGTGCAATATGCAACATTTGACGAAGTTATGGAAGTAAATAGTATTGCATTATTAAAACCAAAAAATATGTCTATAGAACATTGGACAGCAGTTTTAGATAAAGCATATACAGAAATAGGAAAACCTTACGATACTCTTTTTGATATGAAACAAGATCAAAAATTAAGTTGCGTAGAATTAGTTAGAAATTCATTAATGGCAGAACCAAATTATTCTACAGACTTTGCAAATTTTGAAGAAATAGTACAGAAATATGGTAAAATTACTCCACAAATGTTTTATAATTGCCCAGATTTTGAGGTAGTATACGAAGTAAGACATTAATTTAACCTTAGGAGGTTAATATGGCAACAGTTAATTATCAACTGGCAGCAGCTTTAGTTGATCCAAATGTCAGTTTTGCCTTTAATAATACTCCC